ACTGCACCAAAATTAGTATTGATACCAGTTAACTGAACACCACTGGTTGTTAAATTAAATTTATCTGTAACTCCATCAAATCTATCAGATATATCATCTATAATTTTGTTACTACCATAATTTAATCTATAAAATGCTCTACCTGAAAAAGTAGAAAAAGTAACTATACCTGCATTTCCTGTTGGCCCATAAGGTGCTTCAGAAAAATAAAGTTTTCCTTCATTAATTCTATAATCACCTTTAACAACTGTAACTGCTGCTCCAACAGTATGTGCTGCTGCAACTGTTCCCATTTGCCCCCTGATTACATTTAAAGTAGTTGTTCCAACACCAACAGTAGACACTTTAATTATTTCATCTTCTATTCTAAACAATGATTTACCAGAAATCTCTGAAGTATCATTTAAAAATATAATATTAGTAGATATACCAACTTCAGTTGCTAATCCCACAGAAATTGCTGTTGTTACACCTAAAGGACTTTGAATCATATTATCAATACTGATTAAAGTTCTAATCGAAGCATCATCTGATGGTACTGAGAGTGTGTTAGTATTTGCTATTCCAATAACATTAGTAAATGATACAGCAACTCCAGCTGATGCAAAACTAGCAGATATTGCAACTTTAATATTATCTGCATCGTCTCTAATTACAAAAAGATTTGATGGTAATAAATTTGTTGCAGCAACACCAGCATTAACATCTGATGTATTCGCAATACCAATTGGTGATTGTCCAAGATGTGGTTTGTATATTAATTTTTCACCAGTATTAAAATTATGTTTTAAAAGGTTTATTTTATGTGTTTCAGTGGATACTCCTGTAGATGGATTAAACTCCCTGTGAAATAGTGAGTTACCATCTGCAAAAACATTAAAACTACTTGTGCCGATAACACCTCCACCAGTGGTAGTCACTATTCCAGTGAATTGAGAACTTATATCATCTATCAAAAATACTTTATTAGTTCTTGATTCATTATAATCTGTTATAGTTTTAGATTTAAATACAACTAATTTTGATAATTCTTGGTCATCAGTATCTTCGCTAACCATATCATAATAATATCTTTCATGAACGGATGCATTTTGGTCAATATCTATTGTTAAGTTTAACTCAGAATCAGATACTAAATTTTGTGTTCCTGATGTGTTAATACCTAAATTGCAAAAATTCTTAAATCCAGCTACATGATCTAAACTATTAACTGCATCACTCCAAGTACCGTATGGAACTGCACCTTTAATTGAATATGAAAATCTTTGATAATAATCATTATCATGTATTCTCTGAATATCTAAATTTAATTTTCCAGTATCTGTCTTCCAATTGTTTTGAATATTAACTAAACTATCTACATCTAAATCAAAATCAAATTTAAATTGATTAGTGACAGTTCCTTTATTATTGCTTATAGAACCCACAATTTTTTCATTTTGACTAAAATCTCCATTAACACTAAAAACTTTCAAAGTTTCTGAAATTGGATCCCACCCATTTTTGGCCACTGTTCCTGAAATATTTTTACCATCTACTTTTACAATCTCATCATCCGTAAATACTGTTTCTTTGAAAATTGGTGCAAATGATGCTAAATTATCTTTTTTTATAACTCTACCAAAATTATTGTCTTGCTGATATGTTCCTCCAGTTGTTCCAAGACCAACCAAAGAATAACTAACAGATTCTTGCCCTCCAGTCGTAACAATTCCAGTGACTTTAAAGTAGGTATGATCATAATCACTTGAGTTAAATCCACCAGTATTTTCTATTGTTTTTACATTTTCAACATATATTTGATCATTTATAGCAAATGGGAATTCCCCACCTCTATTATAAAAACCACTTTCAGAACCAGTATCTGGATTTGGTGCCCTTAAAGATAAAGTTACTGTTTTATTACTATCAGTTACAGCCCCAGTTACAACCACACCGTTTGAATTTACTGTTGGAATAATTCTAATATTCTCTGATAATCCACTATCATTAGTCAAAATTGAAACACTATTTACTGAAGTTCCACTTATAGTTGTTTGAGCAACTATATTTGGTTTCCCAACAACTAACACTTTTGGAGGACTTGTATAATTTAAACCACCTGAAGTAATTCCTATACTATCTAAAGTTAATACATTTTTTAACTTTAAAATCACATTACTATCTGCTTTTGGTTTTAAAGTAGGATCTGGTGAAAACTCTAATCCTTGATTGATTACTTTAGTACTTTCAATTTTTCCAATATCGTCTGCTTCTACAGTTAAAACGGAATCTACACCATCTGTTGTTCCTATTGAGGTTATTAATGGTAATTCTCTAACATTAAATCCTTTATTTAAAATATTTACTGAATGTATTCCTCCAATCTCATTAGTCGATGATGTTGAATAAAAAGATGATGAAATACCTGTTGAGGTATATGAATTTGTTTCTGCTATACCAGTAGGATTAAATGTAAATGTATTAGTTCCAATTCCAATAACTTTGAATGATTTATTAAATTTAGAATCACTTAATACTATTTTTGAATAATCTGGAACTCTTTTATCTACGGAAAAATATAAAGTTTTAATAGAATTATTATTTTTACCTTCAATTTTATAGAAAAATTCAGATTCTAAAGAATTACCAACTAATATAGTAATTTTATCATTTGTTTTTGTAATTAAATCACTATTATATTTTGATTTAAAATTAATATCCTCATAAAATTCTATTTCATAATCATCCATACTTGAATCAGAAGTTTCAAATTCAACTGTATTATTTTTAAAGAAAGTTAATTTAGGATTAATTTTTGATATTTCATGACTTACTCCTCCAGTTGTGCCAATTCCGATATAATTATACGGAAAAATTGATAGATCATATGAATTTTCTGCTAATCTTATGGTATCTCTAGAATCTTTAACAACATAATAAACTCCGTTATCAACTAAGGGAGAAGCTGGAGTTGCTGAATTATAAACAATAAGATCTCCTGTTTCAAAATCATGATCAGTGATTGTTATTTTTGATACTGTTGTTCCAATTCCAATTGCCGAATCCGTAAATGATACTGGATTTACAACTAATTTTCTAATATTTTCATTGTATTTTAAATTAAAAGTTTGAACTACATTAGATGTTATATGTAATCTAAATTCATCATTTATAGATAAAGCATGTTGTTGACCTGAAGTTGTAGCAGTTGCAACGGTTACTGTTCCATTTACTTTTCTCAAAGATCCAGAAATATTATCTGTAATTAATTCAAGTTTAAAATCATCTTGGGATACTGATCCTATATTAGTTAAAATTTCTTTAAAAAATACATTTTCCGAAGTTGTACTGATACCAAGAGTTCCTAATCCTACTTTTTCAGTTGATAATCCAACATATTGAGCATTAAATCTAGTGCAGAAAAGTTTATCAAAAGTTGATAGGTCAAATGCATCATTTAACAGTGGATCTTTTGTTGCATTTATAGTTGATCCCAAAGAAACTAATCTAACTTCATCTCCGTCATTAAATTTATGATTAGGTAAATATATTGCTTTTGCAGGAATTGATTTAAAAATTGTTCCTATACCTGGATTTGTTCCTACTCCCCCAACAGCTACATTTGATACAGAGGTTCCAATTCCTACTGATTTTAATCCTTCAAAATATCTGAATTCTGCAAATTTTACATTTTTATTTTCACTTTTTTTCGATATTGGATATGTAAGTGTATTTTCTAACCTTTTAACTGCGGTTCCTGCATCATGTGTAGCTATAGATGTAGAATTATATCCTCTTCTAACTCTATATCTATTATTAACATCATCGTAATTAAGTATTAAAAATTGTTCTGTTCCAATTTCAACAATATCATCAATTTTAAATTTTCTAGTAATAGTAGGAGTACTAAAATTAACAAATGTTGTTATTCCAGTTGCTGCATTATTTCCAATAGATTGAGATAAACTAGAAGTTAATGTATTAACGCCAATAGTTCTGATTCCCTCTATATTTTTATAGAGAGTCGATGATATACCAGATATTTCAACAATATCTCCTGAAGATAATCCATGTGGAACAGTCGAGAATCCAGATACATTACCATCAATCACTGAAAATATTAAATTATTAACAATAGTATTTGTTGTACCTACAGATACTACATCTTTACCAATAACTTCATCAATTTTAGCTGATATAGATGGATCATTAAAGTTTATCTTGTCATTAACTTTATATTTTACTCCAAATTGATCAACTTTGATATTGGTAATTTTTGAGTCTTTAATCCCATCCACACTAACTAATGCTTCTGAACTTAAAGAATCATCAAGAAGAGGATATCTTCTAAACTCATCATTTAATCCCAAATGAGTTACATTTCTTTTGTATTGTCCACTATTGAGAACTTTGTCTAGTTGTTTATTTTTATCATCGTAATTAAAAGGATCTGTAGCATTTCTATGCAAAAATGTAATGTAAGGAAAAGATGGATTTTCGGTAATATTGTTTATAGTTGAAAAATAAGCATATGTTCCATTAGGAAAGTCGGAGTTAGTTAAAAACTTTCCATTATGTTCATCTAAATCACCATTATTTTTATAAACATAGTCTTGAATAAAATATCCATTTGAATAATTTGATGGTCTTAAACCAGAATCATTAATAACATCAATTTCATAACTAGATTCCATAAAGGTAGTAATTCCAGCAGTGTTAACACCAACTGGGCCATATATTGGATTTCCATCATATGCCCAACCAACAATTTTTGAATGATTATCTGTTAGTTCATTTAAAGTTGAATTTAGATTATCTCTAAGTAAACGACGATATTTTTTAGGAGGATAAAAAGAACAAATTTTATTTCCATATATCAAAGATTTTGAATTTAATTGAACAAGTTGAGAATTATCTTCAGTCAAGTAAGCATTATATCTTTCTACAGAATTTATTTTCCATTCATGAATTTTAGTGGTAACAAGTTCCCCTGATCCAGCTGATGTAACTCTTATTGCTGTGTTATTTGGATCATAACCACTTCCTTTTGAAATTATATTCACACCAGTTATTTTTCCATCAGAAATAACCGATTTTAATTTTGCAAGTGATTCAGATGTTCCTGATGTCTGACCAATTCCTATAACTTCAAGAATTGGTGGAGTGGTGTATTCGGATCCCTCATTTCCAATGTTTACACCCTCTATTTTACCGTTAGCAATGATGGGAACTAAAAATCCGTCCCTTCCTGTTAATAGAGATACTTTTGGTTTACGTTCAAAATTTATAATATTTGTAACTCCATAACCAACTCCACCATTTTTTACAAAAATACCTTTTAACCCACCAATCACTTCAACTTCAAGTGATGCTTTATAGTAGTCTGGAATTGTGGATGTATTACCAACAGAAACTTTACCGCTAACTTCAATTTTGATATCGGGATATTTAAATGTATGAGTTCCAACTCCAACACTACTTAAGTTTACATATATTTTTCTATCATAATTTACGTTAGATATAGTTGTTGCTGTTCCTGCATTACTTAACTTAAATCTATCACTATCAATAATCGTGACTTTGTATGCTACTAGTGGATCTAATCCAGCAATTTCATTATTAGTGGTAGAATATTCTACAACATCACCATTCTTAAAACCATGATTTTTAGCGTAAATGTAATTATTAAATGTGTTTATGCCAACAAATGTATTAAATAAATCTTTTTTATCTTCTGGAGGATATACTTGAGATAGTATTTCAATACTATGCTTAGAATAAGATGATCCAGAATTTATTACAGATACTCTATCAATTATATTCCTTATTTCTGTAGATTCAAAAGTATGAGTTTGATTTCCAAAATCAAAAAGATCTAATAAATTAGTTTTAGTTAAAGCTCTATCTTTAGTTATAGCTAAACTAAAAGAATTATCATCATGCTTTGCAATAAAATATTCTGTTCCTGAAGATAACCTATCAGTTGTAAATCCTACGTTTACACCAGTAGTAATACCTATTGGAGTTCCAGTAGCAATATAAGTTACCTTTTCCCCATCAGAAAATCTATGATTTCCAATTATCTTATTTGTTGTTAGGTTTAAATCAAAATCGGTATATGATCTCTTATAGATGAATCCTTTCATCTTTGCTTCGCAAACTGCTCCACTTCCATTTCCACCTGTTATTATTACTGATGGTGGTTCTGAATAATTAAATCCTGGTTGATTTACAATAACTTCTGATATTGTACCCGAAAAACTAGGAATAGCTTCGCATCCTGTACCACTATCATCTGTAATAGACAATGTGGGAGATTTAATTACATTGAAATTTTGTCCAGAGTTAGTAACTAGAATTTCATCAATTTTTCCATAAAACACAGATTCATTTGAAATTGGTGAATGATATTCAACACCATTTAAAGCAACTCCTACTGCACCCGTAATACTTAAATTATTTTTTGAAACTTGAGGATTTTTATATATTCTTTTGAAATTATTTTGATTACTTAATTTATTACCATCATATAAATTTGCAGGAGTTATGGTATGATTACCATTACCAAGTCCATCCCATTTAATTGCTTCAAAAGAATCATTATATAAATTTGGATAGTTTAAAGATATTCTAAAATTATTATTATCAATAACATTTAAATAATAATATCCACTCGACCCATCAACAAGTCCAGAGTTTAGTGATAAATTTAGATAAACTTTTTCACCATTTATAAAATTATGATTGTTTATTGTAATTATATTTGTATTTGTACTGATCCCAGACGATGTAAAAGATTTTGATCGATTTGTAGTTTCAGTATCAAAAGATGGATATCCAGAGAAAGCAACATATGTATTTTTATCTGCGTCCGAGAAAGAATTTTGTATATTTGAAAGAAGAGATGAAATACCAAAATTTGAAGACACATAATTTAATTTCTTTTTAATTACATAATCACCATCTATAATTGGACTATTTTCTACACCACCATTTATTAAAAAAGTTTTTGAATCAATTATTTCTTCTATATTTGCATTTTCTCTAACCGTTACACCCGTTTCTTTAAATTTAATATCTACAATATCTCCATTTTTTAAAAAATGTTCAGTTTTAGTTTCAAAAGTTGTAGATCCAGCTAAATGACCTTGAACATCAACATAAGATAAATTATTATATAACCAAGTATTAAATTTTTTATCACTTACATCATATTTTTCACCCAAATGTTTAACTCTAATTAGATCATCAAAGTCAAAGTATTTTGTAAAAGAAGAATTATCAGATGCACCAGAAATTGATCCAACAATTCTCATTGTACAAATTTTAGTTAAATCATTATTTTCATAACCATAAACAAAGTTTGTATCTATTATTGGATTAGATTCAAATAATGTTTTTGTGATACCACTACATCCAAAAAATTGATTACTTGATTTAGACGTATATTCTGCTAAAGCATACTCATTATCAGCATTGATATAATAAAAGTTACCAGTTTCACCAAATCCCACTGTAGAATCGACTGTTAAAACTTCTTTTGTTAAAGCAGTTCCAACTACTTTTGTTTTTGTAGATACTTTAAATTTATTAATTATTGTCCCTTTCGAAAAAGATATTTCATAATACCTTTTAGTTCCTAAAAATTTTGTATTTACGTTTGATACTGAGCCACTTGCAGTTGGATTAGTAAAAGAATCTTGATATATTTTGACACCAACTAAATTTAAAGGATCACCTGATATTACTTCAATAACAATATTATCAGAAACATCATATTCAGCCTCCGATGGCATTATTGTTTGTTCGAATGGTTTGATAATTTCAACTAATTCTCCATATAAAACTTGGAAAAGAATTTGTAATGAAGAATCTGTTCCTTTTGAACTATAAAAATCCCTTGCTCTTGATAAAATATTCTCTACATTCAATCCATACGCAAAATTTCTTCCTTCTAAACCTGGTAAAAAATTATATCTATATTTCTTATAAAATTGAGTTACAAAAACAAAACTTAAATTAATTACTATTGAACTTTCATCATGGGAAGATGCATTTGTATCGCTAAATGTTAAAAATTCGGGATTATTAACTGTCTCAATATTAGATATACCACTAAATCCACGAATACATCCAGTAAATGAAGTTTTAGTTTTTCCTGTATATGTAATAATTTCATCATCAATCTTTAAAAGTCCATATTTACTTGGAAATCCTGTTGTTTCATTTACATTAATTACATCATCATACGCATATATTATTGATGTTAAAGTGATAGGTGCAGCTGGATTTACAGTATTTGGTATAGGAATTGTTTGTTGTTCAACCAACGAAATGTCTGATACATTCTTGATATTTTTAAAAGACGCTAAATTATCAGCTAAGTATGTAGATCCATATTCATGCTCCTCAGATTCGTAATACTGAGTTAAAAACTCTATAAAAAGTGGATTGTCTGCTTGTATGAAATCTGGTATTTGACTACCAAGAATATTTGCAATTTTAACTTTTTTATCAGACATTTCTTATCTTGTATATTTTTTATTGCTAATAAAACTAGACGGTGGCATATAATTTGTTCCTGATACGTTTGAACCAGAAACAAGAACATCCTCTAATAAATTTAATTTACTGTTCCCTGTAGTATCTAGCACAATATAAAGGTTCTCTTTTGCAACAATATCATTAGACTCTGGAGTTACTTCAATTTCAATTCTATTTGATAAGGACGTAGATACTATATTTACTGGAAATAAATTTATTTCACCTTTACTGTAATCTATAGTACCTGCATTACTATTAATATAATTTATTGCACCGTCAATAAAAACAAAAAACTTTACAATTCCAGTTAGTTGATCACTATTTGGAATATCTGTTAGATAGACAATTCCATCAACTCCATCAATTCTAAATCCAGATGAACGAACATTAAATCCTTCCAAATCAGCATGAAATTTATTTCCATAACAAATCTCGTAAGTCGCTATTTGATTATAGAGAGGAATCATGTTTCTTCTTATCACTAATGTAGTGATATTAGATGTTATACCAGTATCAACTCTATCAATCTGTGATAGTAATTTACTATACTTTAATCTACCACCGAATGAGTTAATATCTGCAGATTTTGAATAAGTTTCAATTGAAGATATAATTCTAGATTGTAAATTTAACTTATCAGAAATAAATCCTGAATCATATGAAACAGTTGAATTGTACTCAACGTACAGATACATCAAATCGAGGAATTCCTGTTTGATTCCAGCTACTGTATATTTTTTTAAACTACTTTTAATATTATCTTTAACTATATCAGATAAAAATTCACCATTTTTTGGTTTAATTGTGATGAAAACTTTTCCAAACTCTGGTGGGTCAAGTTCTTCACCTCCATAGGCACTTACAGAATCAATATTTGGGTATAAAAAAGGTATTAGACTAGCATAGTCATTTGGTGTAACTGCCCTGTATTGTGACGCATAGACCCTTGGAGCAAGGTATTTTATATTATCCACAGATTCTATCGAATCTCCGTTTTCCGACCTTTGTGTGGTTGTTAGAAGGGAAATACCATCTACAATAGTTGTTCCTATATTACTTGTTAATATACCAGAAAAATTAAAATTTGACGCACCATTACCATCTCTCCCATTCGTCACAATATAACTAACTCTTATTATTGCATCATTTCCTGGTTTTTTACCCATAATACCATCACCAAATAGAATTTGATATTTTTCATCCTCAATTTCTTGAATTAAAAACAATCTAGACTCTGAATTTACGTCAAAAATATTTGTATAAGAGTTATATGTAAGAGATGATCCATTTTCTTCCACCTCAACACGAATAGAAGATGTATCAATGTTTGAATTTGGTAAAATAAACCTCTGATTTGTTTGAGAACTATCTATTCTAAAGGATTTTGTTAAGTAATTACCCTCATAAATTGAAATATTATTAAAACTTGCAATTCCGTTACTATTTGGATTAACTGTAATAGACTCTGGTATTGAAAATGTATAATTTCCACCCTCAACAGCTCCCAATGCAACTAAACCTGCGTTTAATGTAACATTAACTGCATTTTTTGTTGAAAGGTCAACAGTGAAACTTACTGTTGCAACCGCAGATTTCTTTGATCTTGGCACATATCCAATATTTCTTGCTAATGAAACAACATTTTCTCGTAGAGTTGCACTATCAATAAATGACTCATTAACAGCCATATTTGTATTATATGACGTTATATAAGAATTATATGCTAAAGTATCAATTAAAATTGAAAAATTAGACCCTTCGAAGTCAAAATCAGTAAAATTTG